GTGACATGGGAGACACATCCGCCGCGAAGCGTGACATCGGCGGTATCCGGGAAATAATTGTCGAGCACCACGGCATCGGCAGGTTTCATCGCTGGCAGCGGGTCGCGCGCATTCCAGCCGCGCGTCGGCGCCGGCTGGGATGTGATCTGGCCGGTCGGCGCGAGCATGACGGAGTTGCGCGGCGTGCGCTTGAGGGCGGCAGAAAGTCTCAATTGCCATACCCAGTTTCGGGAATATTGAGATAGCCGAGAAAACGCTGGACCAGACCGGGCCCGACCAGCGAAGCGCCGGGCTCCGGCCGGTCGCGACCAGAAATCTTGTCGAGCATTTCATTGTGCTCGTTCAGTTCGGTCGTGAACGGCAGACCCTTGGCGCGCAGAAACCGCCATTTGAGGCCAAGCCGCATCAGCGTGGCGTCGAGCAGCGGGAAATCAGTGTCGTTCGTGACGCGCGTGCAAATGGATGAACCGTCATTCAGGCTTACCCATGCGTTGGAGATGTACTCAAAGACCAGATCGGCGCCGCTTGTTCCCGGCGTCGGGTCGATCACGAATTTCCGCACCGCCATATTGACGCCGCGGACGATGCGATAGCGACGGAAGTAGATGCCGTTACCGATCAGCCCGGATTTGATCGTCTGCCACATGGCCGGGCTGATGGGCCCGCGCACCGGTGTCAGTTGCGACCGGTCCCACACCGTGTTGATCACCAGATGATCGAAATCGCCGGGCAGATCGTATTCGGCCTGATCAACAACGGTCGGAAAGACGTTGACGCGATCCAGAATCGTCCAGTCGGTATCACTCGCCAGTTCCTTGCCATGGGCATTGAACAGGGAAAGCATCTGCCGGGCCATTGGATCGGAACTCCCCACCACAGACGCGAGCCGCGGCAGGGAGAGTTCGTCCATGGCGTCCTGAATGATCTGGAGCACGCTATCAGGCATGGGCTTTGGACGGCTTCTTGGGTTTTTCGGGAGGCTGATCGATTGCCGCCGTCAATTCAGCCAGTTCACGCAAAATCGCATCGCATTCGATGATGGTGCGCATGGACTGGTCCATGAGTTGTGCAGCATTGGCCCGCGCCTGCTGATATTGCTGGGCGCGGGCTTCCAGAAAGGCCTTGTCCATGACGGCTTACCGCTGCTGCGCTTGCGGACGCGGGACTGGGCGTGGCGGACGCTGCTGCGGCGCGGGCACGGCACCTTCGGGCGGACGGCCCATGGCGGCTGCGCCATCGTCATCTTCAGTTTTGGCCGTGGCCGAAGGCTTCAGAAGGTTGGACAGTTCGGCGACCTTGGCCTTCAATTCCTTGATCTCGGCATCCTTGGCTTCTTCAGCCGCAGCGTCTTTGGCCGACTTCAGCATTTCCAGCCGCTTGCGTGCGCGCTCGCGCAAGCCCCGGCCATCGATCGGCACGATATCGAGTTGTCCATCGGTGAGACCGGCCAGTTGTTCGACCGTGTGGACATTGGCGGCCTTCAGGGTATGGAGAAGCGCCCCATCGCCCACCATCAGTTCCAGCGGAGTGCCTTCGCGGGCCGTGTCGCGGCCCTCTTTCCAGGCCCGATAAGCGCCGGGGAATTTCTTCTTGATGGTTTCGGTCACGACATGGACCGGGCCTGATTTGGCATCGCCCGGCACCAGCAATTCGACCAGTTCCTCATCCGCGAACTGGCCATCGCCAAGGGAAACGGTGCGGTTGAAAAACTTCGGGATGATGTTGGCCGCACCTTGCGAGCGGGTGAGATCGTCGGCGCTCATCAGACTGTCGGCGTCAAGGCCGGAGCCCGCGAGAAATGCGCCGTTCTGGATAGACATGATTGTCCTTTCCGGCAAAAGCAGGTGCGGTCATCGCTGCCGCACCCGCTACTTGCTCATGAGATTGGTTAGAGGGTGGCGCCGACCACCGGGTTGAAGATGACGCCCGGCGCACTGCCCGCCGCGACACCATTGGCCGTGGTGAGCACGATACCTGAAGCCGTCTTCGCGCCGCCGGTGCCGTCATCGTCAAGCTGGCCGCCGGTGGCGGTGGTATTCAGTTTGACGTTGGCCGCGCACGACGCATTGACACGGATGCCGGGACGCACGCCGCCGGTCTGAAACCAGCCATACTGGTTCTGGGCCATGGCACCGGGTGCAACGCCGATGCGCAGACCAAACGGCGAATTGGTGGTGGAAGCCAGAGTGGCCGACCACGCCGCATCGAGAACCGCGACATAGTCAGCACCGGTGATCGCACCACCTGCCTTGCCGTAAGTCCATTCCCCGCCGTCCGTCCCGTGCGCCACGGTCCCGACCGCAAAGGCTGCCGTATCATCGACGCGGGAGAAATCCGCGCCGAGCAGTTGTTCAGTCTGAAAAGACATCTCGCACCTCCTTACGGCCGGATGACGCCTTGCAGGCGCCGGTTAGAGGTCGTCATGTTGCCTGCCCAGCCGAGCAGCTTGACGGTTGCGTCCTGATTGACGGACGACCGTTCGCCGGGGCCGAGTGGAACCATGTCGCGCTGTTTGTGAACTTCGAGCCGCAGATACTTCGTGTTGAGGAAGTACATCCGGCTTGCCGGTGCATCGCCGTCGAGGCCGCCATCCGCCACCACGTCGGCGTTCTTGAACTTCAGATTGTCGAAGCCCGCCGAAGCCATTTTGGCATCCATGAAGCGCTGCTGCGCCTGCAGGGATTCCCAATAATAGCTGTAGAAGATGTTGTCCGCGACGATCAGATCGACCTGATCGCGATTGCGCTTGGTGGACAACCACGTGGTGTTCATGGCGCGCTGGATCGTGGTCGGTCCCGGCGTCGGTGCACCCGACTGCGCCGCGAACGAGTACACGTAGTTCTGCCAGAAGTCCCACGTGCCGGCATTGATGCCGCCGACCGTACCGGTTCCCGCATCACTGACCAGCAATTGAAGGCCGCCGACCTGTTTGCCGGAAAATCCGGTGCCGTCCGAATAAAGACCATCGGACAGATTGTTGACCATGGTCGATTCCGCATTGGTAATGCGTTCCTCGATCAGATCGAACACCTGTTCCGGGCCCGAGTTCTGCAATTGCTCAAGACCGGACCAGGACACCGCGACGGCAGCCTGTTTCCAGTTATATTCCGCCGCCGTGAATACATCAGACGGCGAGACATTGAGCGTGTCGTAGCCCGAATAGAACCCGAAGGTGCCATTCTCGGCATATGCGATTTCCCGCACGATGGTACGGCCGCCCGACAGCAGCTTTTTGTTGCCTTTGTCGTTGAGCCGAAACATCAATGCGGTGTTGTTGGTGAAAGCGTCCGAAATGTCCTTGCTGCGGTTTTCGAGCGTGGACGTGACGATTTCGGACAGGCCTGGTGAAGCCATGGCTGAAATCTCCTTTGGTTGGGTTGGTTAAACGTTCCACCCCATCTCGCGCGCTGTTTCGCGCAGGGTGGCGCCGACCGAACCTCTCGAAACCGGTGAAGCCGCCGAGGTGGATGCCCCGGACACGCTCACGCCCGCTTTCCTGGCCTTGTCCACCTGCCGGGCCCGTTCGTCTGCTGCCTTCTTTTCGCTCGCGGCCTTTTCGGCCTTCAGAAGGGCGTCACGGGTGCCCGGTACGGCATAAATGGCCTTTTCATAGGCGGTCTTCAGAGCGGGAATGAGCCCCCCGCACTGTTCGATGTTCACATTGCCAGACTTGATGAGTGCCGCCATCGTCGCGGTCACCTCTTGATCGGCAATATGAGGATAGAGGAGTTCGCCGGAAGCATTCTTCGCCTCGCGAAACTCGGTAATGGATTGATGCAATTGGTGCTGGGCCTGTTCAGCAGCTTCGCGCTCGGCGCGCTGCGCCTGGGTTTCGAAATGCTCGACCTTCGAGGTGAGCATCTTGAAGGCTTCGGCCACCTTGGGATGAAGCGTACCGAACGGATCGTCATCGGCATCGGGGTTCGCGGTGCCACCGAGCTTCCCGGCCACCTTGCGCAGATCGACGTTGAGGTTCTGCGCCAGCCAGATCAGGCCTTCTTCCGGCTTCTGTTCGAGGAACAATTGTGCGGCAAGCAGGTTGCGCACCACGTCGGACTCGGATTGGCCGGTTTGGGTCAGTCGTTCGCGATGCGGCGCAAAGATCTGATCGATCGGTTCGAACCGGCGCTTCATTTCGGCCAGCGCCTGCGAATTGCGGGTGTTGTCGCCTTCCATGGCCTTGTGCCGGGCCAGCAGCCACTGCTGGGCTTCGGGCGACTGCTTGGCGAACATCGCCTTGTCTTCGGCCGACCAGTGCTGAGGTGCCTGCGTCCCGGCACCCATCGTCGCCTCGGGCGCTTCCTTCATAACCGCGGCGGCCTTGTCAGGCTTTCCACCTTCAGGCGCTTGCGTAGCGGCTGGCTGGTCACCACCGGCATTCAACGCGGTCTGGGCTTCCTCAAGGCTTTCGCGCACGGTGCGCGGCTCAGCTTTGAGATCAGAGACCGCGCCAAGGTCGTCAGTCGTCAGCGCTGGGTCTTGCGTCTCATCGTCCATCGATCTTCTCCATGTCCGTTTTCATTTTGTCGCGGAGGGACAGGGCCGCGCGAAAACGGGATTTGTCCCTTTTGATCTTCTCGGCTTCGATCAGCGTGCGAAGATCACATTCGGCTTGGAAATCCTTGGACGCGCCGGAAACGGGGATGTTTCGTGCCATCAGCTCAACTCCTGCACCGCGCGCTTGATGCTGTTCTTCACGCTCGGCAGACGCTTGAGGCCCTGCCGTTTCGTGATGCGTTTTTCGTTGCCGATTTCGATCAGGTCGTGCCGCTTCATCATTTCGCGCTTGGCGCTACGCGACGAGATTTCGGCGCCGTCCACGGCCACATTCACAAATGGCCGGATGTCCCGCATGACCTGCGGAGACGGCAGATCGGAGCGCATCCGGCGCGCCTCGCGGCTGCGCTGGACGGCACGGCGATATTGATCCTTAGGAACCCAGCGGAGCGTGTCGGGGTCGAGCACCCACGCGCCCCGCTCGATCAGAGCGTCGGACATGACAGCCATTTCGTTTTGGGTAGCGTTTAAGCGGTGGGCGCTGGCACCGGCGCAGCCGGTTGAGCGAAGGGGCGGTAGCCGTCAAAAGGATTGAGCCCGAACTTCATCGCCAGTTCATCGCGGGCGAGTTGGAGTTTGCTTTCCAGTTCGCGTTCTCGCAGCGCAAGTTCCGCTTTCTCAATCGCGTCCTTCTGCTGCAGCTTGTTCTGTTCGATCTCGCCGTCCTGCTGAATCCCGGCCTGCTTCACGGCGAGTTCATCCTGCGCGCGCTGCGTATCTGCTTGAATTTGTGCCATGCTGGTGTCCGGTTCCGGCGCCGATTCTGCGGCCTGTGGTGGGGGCTGGGCCGCGGCGCGCTCCAATTGCGCCATCGTGGTTTCGAACACGTCTTCGAGTTCGCGCCCCGCCTTAAAGCCTCGCACGCCGAACATGAGCATCTGGCCGAGAAGCGGAACGAGCGCCGGCAATTGCTGGCCTGCCGTGACCGCCTGCTGAAGAAACGATCCCGCCGCGCTCAGGAACTGTACCCGGTCCTGCTGTTCCTGGGCCTGATCGGCCTCCACCATCGAATCTGTCTCGATATCGAGGTGGGTGAGCCGCATCGGGTCGTTGCGCAGCATCTCCATGACCTGGTCGAATATCTCGTCGGCATTTTCTCCCTGCGCGACCCGTTCCAGAATCTCCGTCATCTGATCGAAGCCTGAAATCTGGCGGATCGTGGCGGGTTCGAAATGCTCGGCAATCACTTCGGCGGTGAGACGGAGCCCATCGCGGGCGAAACGGGATACGGCCTTCCGCCGGTCGTCAAGCCGCAACGTGGCAAAGTTTCCCTTGATGCGCTGGGCTGTCGCCGTCTCGCTCGCCATCGAAGCGCCGCGCACGATGTCGGAAATCCCGGTGATCTCGTACACGTCCTGCTTGAGCAGGTTCCGCATCGCAGTCAGCTTGTCGAGGACGCCCACAATCTGGTCGAGCGGGACGAAACTGATCTGGCCCTTGAGGCCGCCCTTCTCCGCGAATGCCGCCCAGTTATCGACCGGGACAAGGAAGTTTTCCGGCCGCTCATTCAGAAGATTGGCAAGTTCCTTGTTCGACTTGTCATAGGCGCCGCGCACCGCGATTGCTTTGGTTAGCAATGCAATGCGTTCGGTCAGTTCGTCGATCTGATGCGCCTGATCCTGATAGAGCGCATAATCGGGCACCGGTATCAGGCGGTCATTGGTCAGCGTGGCATAAAGCGGCTTTGGACACGGGAAGAAATCGCGCAGGTGCAACGGATCATCGCGCCGGTCGAGGAATTGCGTCGGAATGTCGGGGCTGAGCCAGAGCGCCTGTTGCGTGCTCTTGTCCCAGATTTCCCACACCAAGGTCAGGTCATCTACCGTCGCCGGCATATTCGCTTTGGAACCGGACTGGGGATCATCCTTCTGGTAGCGGCGATTGTATTTCAGTTGTCCTGCCAGTTCCGCGCCGAACCGTTTCGTCGCCGTGTCCTTGTCGAGCAATGTGCGCGCCGCGACCCAGCGCACCTTCTTCCACGTCGGCGCCGGATCGTGGATGAAATCCTTCCAGTGGACGTAATCGAGTGGTGCGTGTTCACCAGCGAGCGATTCCTGATAGGACGGCTGCGGGGGTTGCTGTTCGGTGCCCTCCGTGCCCGGCGGCGCGGGGGCAAGAAGTCCAGTCGGCGCATTCGGCGCCGGTCCGCTGCCGTCCTCGGGCGCCTGGGGCGCATCAGGCGCGGTGAGAGGAACCTTGATGATGATTGGCTCATACCGCTGCCAAGCCGTGCCGCGCGCGACCAGCAAGTAATCGTCCCGCCCCTGGGTCATCACCTCATCGAAGTCGCTGCAGTCCATCTCGTAGGTGACTGCGCGTTCCAAGACCATGCTGGCGATGCGGGCGATGGCGTCCTTGTCGTGATACCGCCGCGTCACGTTCATCTTCGGCGGTTTGGCATAGACGGCAGGCCCCAAGGTCTGCACGTTCGACCACAAGAGATTGAAGCGCCTGTCCCGCGCCACGGCGAGACTGTCGGACCTTTCATCCCGATAGCGTTTGACGATCTTGTCGCCGCGCTCGAAGTACGGCTTGAAATACTCCATCGTGATGGTGATGCGGTTGAGCCATTCCTTGACCAGTTTGGCCTCGGCCAGCACATCGGGCGGGGTCTGATCGTCATTCACACCCGATACTCCTGCTGCCGCATCCGCGATCCGATCTCGGCAAGTTCGTCAAAAGTCATGTCTTCGATGCGCTTGATGCTCTTGGGCTTCTGGCGCTCAATGGGTTCGCGCTGGGCCTGTGCAATCGCCATGATGCGAGCACCGTCCGCGCCGTGGCTGGCCCAATTGTGCAGCGGCGTGGACTTGAAGACCTTGCGATCATCGTCCCATTCGCGCTGATAGTTCCGTAGACATTCGATGCCGTCGGCACACTCGCTTTTGTCGAACCATGCCTTGGCGAGAAACTTCCGGGTCGCCTGGATGCCGTCCTGCACGGAAAGATTGGGTGCCACGCGCAGCGAAAGCTGCCGTTCTTCCCACGCGATTTCGAGGAGGGACTTGCCCCTACTTGCCAGAGTCTTCGGTCTGGCATCCCATGGCACCCAATGCAGGGCTTCGCGCGGGTCCGTCTTCCAGTAGCGCCATCCCTTGCGCTCCGCATATTCGGTCAACTTGTCGGCGTAGTGGGTGATGTCCTGCCCATGCGCCGAGTAATAGCCCAGAACCCGCGGCTCATTCAGAACCGTCTGGAAGAACCAGATTGTGGTGTCATCGCTATAGCCAAGGTCCCACGCCGTTTCGACCAGATGGTTGGGGTCGTGCTCGATCCCATCAACGATGCGCCCCGCGGCCTCAAGCTGTGCGATCTGCTTGGCATAATAGGCGCCGACCAGCGGCGCATCGAAGCTGCAGCCATATTCCTGATCGAACAGGGCCTCGCCGTCTTCTTCGCCCCACTCCTTGATCAGTTCCCGCTTGATGCGGGCCAATTGATCCGGCCTGAATACCGCCGTGTCGTAGGCCGTCTTTACGTCCGCGAACCAGTCCGGCTCGGATCGCGCCAGTTCGAGTGTGCGGTGTGCATGGTTGCGGCCGCGCGGTGTGGTGATGAACAATGCCCAGCCGCCATTTTCGTCGAGGATAGGTCGAAGGATGGCCCATGCATGGGGATCGGCCAGCGCCCATTCTGAAAATGTGATCCCGACCGGCGGCGAACCGACGAGGCTGTTGAAATTGTCGGAACCCACTACCTGCCACGTTGAGCCGTTTTTGAAGCGGCAGAACATGTCGGACTCGCGAAAGTCCTCGCGAATTTCCGGCGGAAAGGCTTCATCAACGCGACGCTTGCCGGTGCGCGGGTTGACGGCTTCCCAGATTGCCTTCCGCGACTGGTTGGCCTTTGGCAGCATGTGCCAATAAGTTCCGACGCGCTCATAGGCGGCACAGGCGGCGCGATGGAGGGCAACGTCGTCCTTGCCCCATCGCCTATGAGCGACCTCGATCGCCCGTAATCCTCCATGTTCAAGGTATGACCATAGCGGCAATTGATCGTCACGCGGTCGCCAGCCGCCGTGAGGCAAGGTTATGGCAGACATTCAGTCTTCGGCCAGTGACCGGGCGACGTGTCGAATGCGGCCGAGGACGACGAACGGATTCACCATTTCTTCGGCCCGTAGCGCAATCGAAGCGGCGTGACCATTGTGCGCGTCTTCCACGATGTAGACCTCACCTTCCTCGCGCACATGGTGGCTTCGAAGGTTGAGGCCTGCGTCTGCGATGGTCTCGCGGATTTGGCTATGAGCGACAGGCATGGATGCCTCGCTATTGCGTCACCACCGCCCCTTTGTGGAGCCCATAGCCGACCCGGCCCTTGGAATGCGCTGGCACCGTCTTGGCCGGAACAAAGCGGCCCGTCTTCGGATGGCGCAGATCGTGGCGTTTCACTTCATCCGCGCGCGAGAACTCCTGCCCCACGTCTTGCGGAATACCGACCTTGGCCGCAAAGGCCGGATCGTGCGCGACGGCCTCCATGAGGCGGTGCTGGGCGGGCGAGCGGCTGGGCATTTGAGCCTCCTACTGTGTCGGCCGCATGCCAACTGGCGAGACTGCACCGCGCGGGCCGGTCGGTACCGGCACAGGGCCTGTCGGGCGCGGCGGCCCAGCGGGAGGCGGAACAGGGCCGGAAGCTGCGTCAGCCGGAGCGCCTTGGCTCCCCATCTGCTGCACCATTTGGGCCGCAGCGCCGAGGATTTGTGCCCGCTGCAATTCGATCTGGAGCAATTGGACCGCAAGCGCGATCAACTGCGGCGGCGGCCCACCATTTCCAGGAGGCATCGGCTGGCCGGGTGACGACATGATTACGATCCTTTCGGGGTTGTGGTGGAGTCGGTGAAGCGAACGATGTTCACTTCGATAGGCCCACCATCCTTGCCACTATGCTGGACAGCGGCGAGTTTGGGATGAACGTATGCGGCAGCGGCCTTCGCCATATCATCGCGACGCGAAGGGTCCGCTTCCGGGTCCCGCATGACCCTAAGCATATAATCCAGCGGGGTTTCGCCGCTCGCGGCAATCTCCTTCTGCCGTTCCGCCGTCGCCTTATTCGGCACGCCAGACTTTCTGCCGGCACCGTCACGCTTGCCGCCACGCGCCATGTTTGATTACCTTTGATTGTTTTTCACTGGGGAAGGAAAAATCAAATGACGAACTGGCAAGTCGGCGACACTGTTCGGCTTAAGTCGGGTGGTCCGCGCATGACGGTTAAAAAGCATTGGGAAAGCGACAGAAATGTAGTGGAATGCCATTGGTTTGAAGAGAACGAATTGAGACAGGGGAAATTTGCGCCAGATGAACTCACAGAAGACGATGGGACAATTTCAATCCCATGATCTCACCGTCAATTTCCGGTCGCGACAATTTCCGTAAGTGCTTGATTTTTCAGGAATTTTGTGGCGGCGTTTTTCCACGCTCCGCCGTCCGCGCTGGGCGGACAAATCACAGTTAACGCATGAGAAATGCCGCTTTGTGAATTCGATGTCAAGTTTGTGCGTCACGCCGACACCGCTTCCAGATCGCTTTCCGACATCTCTACCGGCGTCTCGCGGCCGAATAACGAGAGCAACACGCGCACACGTTCTGATGACGATCCCTCGACCAAACCGCAGAAGCTGCTGAATGGACCTTCTTTGATCCGCACTTCCTGACCCTCGCTGAACTTTGCTCCGTGCTTTTCCCGTACCTGCGGCCTGTTCATGCGCCGGATCGCGCGGATGACGGGATATGGAACCGGGCATGGCTGGCCGCGACAATCGCAAAGAATCTGGTAAGCCGGGATCAGCGGGTCCCGCAGGATTTGACCCCAATCGTCCTTCTGCCGGTTGAATGCGGCGAAGATGTAGCGCGGGAACAACGGGCCGGCATTGACGGGCACCCACCATTTGCCCTGACGTTGCATCCGCTGTTCGAAGGGCAGAAATGTCGGAAAGCCAATCGCTGCAATGCGCGTGGCGGCGCTGATCTCGGCTCTTGCCCGCGTCTGCACAACATACCAGCGCCGTCCCATATTTCTGTCCTCTACGCATACTGTTTTTGTTGACGAAATCCGAATTCGACCAGGATCGGCTTGGGAAACAGGCAATCGGGATCATCTGGAGGTGGCCCGTCCGTCGATAGCCAGAATTTCCGTTCGACGTAGCGGCGAACCTTGTAGTGCTCGTCGCTCTCGCCGGGCTGCCGAATGCAGGGCGCGCGAGCGTTGGGATCGGGGTTAGTAATTTCCGATAGCGAGGCTTTATGAGGATCGCCACCTTTGTCCTGGCAACGCTGGAGCCATGAATTGACAAATCGCATCATGCCATTGCGGGTTTTCCGCTTCGCTCGATTTGCGAGCAGCCAGCCGCGCATGTTCCGCAGATGGGTCGAAACATCGACGCTCGGATATAACTTTTCGAATTCAAGACCTTGGGCTTGGAAGATCGGCACTTCCTCGCCATCGATCTCGTAGCGGTTTGTGGGAAGACGGATGATTTCAGGACCTCGCGCTTGAGCGGCTGCTCCTGCAGCCCTCAGGGCAAGACCGAACGTAGTGAGGTTTATTCCTTCTCCATCCTCCCTCTTCCATCCTTCATCCTCCATCTGACCGGAGATTTCCCCACCGGTGGGTAACTGGTGGGGAACCGGTTCGGTACCGGTGGGCGAATTAGAGTGCTTATTGGGAGGGGAATTCCCCTTTTCATCCTCATCAACATCCTCTTGTTCCGCACCGCGGGCCTTATAACCATGCTTTATATATGGCTTGATCTCCTCAGGTACTGGATGAACCGGCTTCGGTTTCTTCGGCCGCTGGAACTGACAGAAGTTCTTGCACGCGCCATAGACTTTTCCATCCGCTTCAAACTGCCGAACCCATGATGTTTCAAGTTCCTGAAGGAGAACCGGTACTTCCACATTGTCGGCTGGAAATATCCGCATCTTCAATGTGAGTGGCTTCCATTCGAAAATACCATTGTCATCTGCTTCAACCCAAAGCCCCTTGAGAAGCTCTCGGGCCGGAAAGCTGAGGACGGCATAATTCTCGTCGGTGAATAGGCCGGGATGGATGGAGCGAATTCTGGACATTATTGCCTCCGCGCGAGCAGGGCCGCCTGACCATGCAATATCCCTAGCGCTTCCACAGCGCATTTGACCGGATCAGCCCATATCTCGCTGCCTGAATAACGCAGGATCATCATTCCAGCCTGTTGGAAATATCGGTCGCGCGCTTTGTCACGCTGCGCCTGATCCTTCGTCTTTTCATGGAAGTTGTGGCCATCACATTCGATGGCACCGACAACAGTGGGACCTCTAGAATCTTTAATGGAGATAACAAAATCGGCGCGATAACGTCCGACAGGCCATTGCGGAAAAATTTTGATGCCGAATGTTCTTGGCGCCCACGCTAAATTGAGCGGATCGAGACGTTCAAAATCCCTGGTATCGACAAAATCATTGTCGCCGCACCCCCCATAGTATTCGTAATTGCGCATGACGTGGAGCAGCCCATAGGCCATGAGTTCCTCGATAGGTGTCCACGCAAAAACGTCATAACCGAGACATTCAAAACGCTCGAAAAAATCGGTCTTCGTTTGGGCCGCCAATTGTTCGGCCATTTGCTGAATCTTTTTATAGCTTCCACTCAAAGCATCATCTCCTGTGCCGAAGTGGTGGGCTGGCCATCGTCCGGATCTGAGAACCGGACAAAAGGCGCATCGAATTTCAGTTTGGCGCTGCCCAACGGGCCGCCCCGGCGCTTGGCGCCGAACAGTTCGGCCCAGCCGCGAGCGCGCTCACAGGCTTCCTGCCATTGACCGTAGGCTTTCTGGTCGGTCTCGGGCGGCACGCTGCGTTCGAGGAAATATTCTTCGCGGTGGAGAAACCAGATGTGGTCCGCATTCTGCTCGATCGCGCTAGCGCCATAGAGGTCGGAGAGGATTGGCCGGTGATCGTTCCGCTTCCAGAATTCCCGGTTGAGATGGGCAACCAAGAGGACGCCTACCTCCATTTCCTTGGCGAGCGCTTTCAGATCCCGGGTGATCTGCTGCATCTGTTCGGTGAAATCGGCACGGCGGTCTTCGGAACGAATGAATCGCAGGTGGTCGATGATGACGAGGCTCAACCCACCTTGGCGTCGGCGCATAGCCTGACACCGGGCCCGCATCTGGGCCGTGGTGAGATAAGATGTATCGTCGATCCGTAGCGGAAGTTCGGCCATGGCTGGCGCGACTTCGAACGCTCTGGTCACATCAGCTTCGCTGGTTCGGCCCTCGGTGAGCCGGTTGGAGGGGACTCCCACCTCCTTGGCGATGAAGCGCATACCGAGTTCTTCCGCCGCCATTTCGAGGCTGAAGAACATGGTGGCGTGACCCGCAGAAGCCGCCGAAAGCGCGATCTGAGCAACAAGGCCCGATTTGCCGAGGTTTGGTGCTGCCCCCAATACCGTCAAATCTTTTGGGAAGATGCCTCCAAGCGCAGTATCCACACACCGGATGCCGGTGGAGATTTTGGCCTTGTCGGGATTGCGCCGGGCTGCATCGGCAAGTTCGGCCGCACGCAACGCGACCTGATAAATGTCCTGCGGCCCCTTCCCGGCTTCTTCCTTGTGCGTGGCGTCGTAAATCTGTTCGCCAAATCGGTCGGCCAGTGTGTCGGGATCAATCTCGGCGCCCTCACCCATACAGGCATCGGCCATGTCTTCGCCAAGCTTCAGAAGCGTGCGCCGGGTGGCAATATCCCGGATAATCTTGGCCGTGGCTTTGACGTTGAGCCCGGCCGGAGATGAGAACGCGAGACCCTCCAGATATTCGATCCCGCCGACTTCCTCCAATCCCTTATCGCCGCGCATCGCGGAATTGAGGCTCACCGTGGAGATGGTTTCATCGCGCGGAACTACGGTGGCAATGGCTGCGAACAGACGCTGGTGAAGGGCATCGTAGAAGTGTTCCGTAGCCAGCATATTCCTATCGGCAACTTGCCAGTATTTCCGGGGGTCGCGGATAAGCGTGCCCAGCAGAGCCTGCTCAGCCTCTATATCAAAGGGCAACGGGCGGTATTCGATGCGGGCATGGATCGGAACTTCTGCGTTCAAAGCCTCTTCTCCATCGCTTGCGCCATTGTTTTGAGCACCCTGGCGATGCGCGCACGTTCGAGGCCATACCTATCGGCAAGCCGGACCAGAACAGCGATACGCTCAAACAGCCAAAGCTGCTTTTCGCTCTGCCAGCATTCGAGCTGTGCACGGGCGATGCGAGGATGTGTGCGCCACCGGAGTTTCATGCAGCGTCTCCCCTCGAAATCCGCCGTTCCATTTCAAGTTCGGCCTTTGCTCGCCGCCGGCGTGCGCGGTCCATCAAGTCCATCTGGTCAGGATCGAAGTGCTTACGTTCCAAACTCTGTTGAAGGATCATGCTTGGGGCGTCCACGATGTATCGGCGCAATTCGGGCCACGTCTCGCTCCATTGCTCCGCGGTCATCTGTTCAACGAGGTACAATTCGCATTTCATCGGCAGACCCTCCCCTCGGCATAGGCCCGCGCATCGCGAAGGCGTGGAAATTGGAATGCGAAGAAGCCGTTCCGCGGCCAGTCAGGCGGAAGGACAAACCAGCGCCGATTAGAATCTCTATCTATCGCCAGCGTTCCTTTCTGGCCTTCGACCAGATACGGGCGAAAACCGACGCGCTTCAGGCCTTTGCGAGACGCGCTCATGCGGGCCGCCCTTCCCAAAGCATGACAGGAGGCGCCAGAAGTTCAGACTTCGGCCGCCATATGTACCAGGCATGATCTTCTGTGCCTGTGGTATCGCCGGGAAACCATTGAATGCGGTCGATCAACGCGATCTTGGCGGCGAACCGCGGATTATCGCGGAATAAAGATGTCCGGGTTTTCCCGAAATCGAATTTCGCTGTCAGCAACAGAGCGACCATGCCATCGCACCGTTCCAGAGCGAGGCTGGCGAATTTCACCGCATCCCGATTACCTTTGCCATAAGGCGGATTGGTGATGATCGCATCGTGCTTCGGGATCTTGTAAGAGAAGTGTTTTTCCAGAAAATCAATATGTGCGTCATGGCGTCTGTCATATGTCGCTATGTCGCTGGTGATGACGCTTGCACCATTCTCGCGCAGCACATCGGCCATCAGATGATTACCGGCTGCAGCCTCCCAGACGGTCTTTCCGGTCACGGGAAAATGCCGCAGCAAAGCTTCGGTGGCCCAAATCTCTGTTTGATAGAGGTCATTGGCCGCGCGAGCATAGTTTGAAGCCACGACCGTCATGCCCGTCCCCGCATCAATTTATCCCGCACGGAAGGAATACAGTTCGGTTCCGATGGTTCTGGCTTGGGATCGGGCGTCGGTTTTGTTACAGGCGATTGTTTATATGGATCGCCGCCGCGCATCGCCCTGCGTCTGCGGTAAA